CTGTTGTGGTTGCTTCTGCTGGTGCGACTGTTGTGGTTGCTTCTGCTGGTGCTTCCACTGGTGTTGTCTGTTGTTGTTCAGTCCCTTCATTATCATCTGTACTTACATTTTCATTTGTAGCTATAATTTCGTCTAAATTATTTGATCTAGAATTACAGGGTCCTTTACTAGTTCGTCTTCTTGCTATATCTCCACTTAAATGTTCTCCTTCACAATTACAACATAACTGTGTGCGTTTTTTTATAGCTTGTCTTACAGATTTTGATCTAGCTCCAATACTATAAATTCCTCCTACATTATAAAATCTACAGCCTCCTGTTATACCTGCTCTTCCGTTTTTTAATTGTCCACATGATCGGTTAACATTACTAGCTCTCTTTCGTGTTCTGCTTAATGGTACTGGCATTATATATATTAATAAAATATAATCTTTTTTACAACTATTATTTAGCACTTTAAAGAATATCTTAATATAAAGTATATTATGTCCGAACAACCCGAATGGAAAGGTAATAGTTTACATCATGTTAGTGTACAAGCAAGTCCTATTATTTTATACAAGGACTTGAAGAAGAAAATTGCTGAAATACGAGTTAAAAGAGATGCCATTATGTTGGCACAAAATACTGTTAATTTAGATCAAGATAAATATAATAAGTGTATTATCTGTTTATCTCTTTTTTCTGCTTTTTTTGAATCTACAAAAGCACAATTAGACTTGGCGAAAAGAAGTGATTGGATTGGTCCAACTTCTATTTTAATGCCTATATTACTCTCAACAATTTTAGGTATTATTTCATCTTTAATGAAATTTAAAAATTTTGCTGAACGTATGGAACTTCTCTCAAAGGCTACTGAAAAATCCAATGCTACAGTATTAAGTATGAGAAGATTAAGTGAAGCATTAAACTTTCAACCATATAGACTGTCTTATGATCAATACAGTGGTCCTGTTATTGCAAGTTATAGAGACGCACTTGATTACTATGAAAGATCACTATATCCACATGAACATGATAAGTATATGAGAGAAGCTATTAAAATTGCAAAAGATACTAGAGATCGTGAAGAAAATCACGATAATGAAATTGAAAAAATATTAAATGATGATAGAGATGAAAGATATAATAATAATAGTTTTAGTTTCGCTGACAATGTTCAATTAGATACACCAAAAGAAGAGAGAACAGATGGAAGTAAAACAGATATATCTAATTTAGATAGTGATAGTGATGATGGTATTTCACATAATATTAAAATAAATGTTAACGATAAAAATAATGTTGTTGATAATATCCCATCAGAAACTCTTGTTGTTGGAGAAGTATCACACGATATTTCTAATTGGTTATCTCCAGAAGTATTAGAAAAACGTGAGAAAAATAAAAAACTCAAAGGACAAGAATTAGAGAATGAACCTGAACCTGAACCTGAACCTGAACCTGAACATGAACCTGAACCTGAACCTGAACCCATTGTAGGTGACAACAATATATAATTATAATCATTATCTTTTAATAATTATAATTAAATTATGAAATTCTTCTTGTAGTAATACTCTCGTCTACGATATAAATTGAGTTTTCACTACAAACTAAATATTCAGTATTAACTTTGTAAATTTTTGAAATCGGACTTGTATATTGATCTTCGTCTTTTACTAGTAATTTTTCACCGTCACTTCCCTCTTTTACTCCAATAAAACATTTCTTTTCAAGTGAGTCAACCCAGTAATCAAACATTACGGGTTTATCCTCAACTACTGCTAATTTCGCAGCATGTTTCAAACATAACTCTGAAGGCAATTTAGTAGAATTTGATTCTTCTGATACAGAACTAGCCATTTATATAAAACAGTGGGTTTTAATCTTTAAGTCTTTATTAAGTTTAAAAAATAATTTAAATTATAATATACTATTATAAATGAATAATACCCTTAGTAATTCAGATAATTACAAAAAAAATTTAGATATTTCAAATTCCGAAATATTTAACAATTATACATCATTAATTAATGAATATTCAAACTTCTTTATAGACAATACTTTTATTCAAAAACAAAATTATTTTAACTATGTTTACTTAAAAGGAATAGAAACTATTAGTTCAGTTTTCAAAATATTACTACTATATACAAAAAATTTACCTTTGACTATATTTCATTGTCAAAAATCATTTTATTACTATATTGAATTTATCGGTCAAATTGGTGATTCAAATCATCAATTTTTACAACTTAATTCAAAAGACGCAACGTTATTTGTATTCAAAAAAACTGTATTTGAAATAAATAGTGATCACAGAAAAATTTTTTCTTCTCCTATAGGTAATGAATTAGAAAAATTCAATTTTATTGAACAATTAATTAGATACTGTAATTCATTAATTAAATACGCACTAGATCGTAACAGTATTGTTGATAAAAATATTAGAGAACAAATGATGAAAGATAATTGTGATAATATATTAAAAATATGTAATAAGGCTACAAAACTTATTGATACTACAAATCATAAAACGATAAATAATTCACATAAGGTAATTATTCTTAATAATTTTGTTGATATTATATCAACAAAAGAATGTAGTGTAAAAAAATTACTTGAAGTTATTGAATCTTTACATAAAAAAGTAGGTAAAAATACAACTAATACTGAAAATATTTTAAAAAATATGTATAACTCTAAGTTAGTTCATAACTTACATAATATGTCTAATATAAAATTTGTTAATTGGTTAATTAATTAGTTTCTTTAAATATTATTGTTTTTCTACGAACCTTTCTTTTTACATTCTTTTTTACTTGTTTCTTAGGAGCATTAACCATTTGACGAACATTAATATATTCGTCATGTAGTACTTTTTTTAAAAACTCGTAAATTTTCATTAGTTCTTCTGATTCACATTTACCAACTATTAACACGCTACCTGTTCTGAATATCATAAATGATACTTCCTTAAAACGTTTCTTAAATTCCTTTTTTAATTCTTGTGATGGCTCTATTCCATCTTGTATTATTTTGGTAGTATCATAATGAAACTTGCACATTATTCCTGGGTATGAACATGGATCATATGTAGTATTTAAATTATATTTTTGTTTTAAAATATCAACAAGCTTCTCTCTATCAATAAAGTAATTACAAGAGAAATTAGAATTGATCAGAACAGTCTCACTTTTAACACCTTTCTTAATTCCTATATCCAAGTCACAGTTTGTGTTTAATGTATCAACTAATGTATTCAGAATCATATCAAGTGATTCTTTTGATTGAATACCCGGTAACTCTAATTTACCCGTATTGAAAACTTTAACGTGGCACTCTTTATATTGACCTTTATATAATATTCTTAAAATAAGCACATAACAATTGTAAAAAGCGCTCTTTTTTTTGCTTCTATAACTTAATATATCCTTTTTACAAGTACCTACAGATATTTTTCTTATATCTTTAAATTTCACTTTTCCCTCAGGATTATCTATTTTTTGAATTTGTTGTTGTTCTACTATATTTTCTTTTTCCAATAAAATATCTATATTTTTCACTTCATTTACATCTTTGAAATTGTATTTAATTTGTTTTTTAATTACACCATTTTGTGGTTTATAATAATCCATTATTGGAATTTGCCAAAAGGTCTCTTTCAAATTAACTTGTTTATCTAAATATGCAATCTTGGTTTTTGTAGATATATATATCTCAGAACATTTAGGAATATTCAGTTCTTCTAACACATTATTTTCCTCAACATCTATGTCTTCATCATAATTATCATCCAAAAACTGATCCCATGCATCATCACATGCTAATAGTGTGGTTTTACTTGATCCTCCTGATTGAATCATTATACTAAGGTAGTTTTATAATATTTCTTTAAGTTGATCTAATTTCAATTATTTTCTAAATAATTATAAATGGAAGGTACTTCAGTTTCACCTGAACAGCAATTATTGACAAAACCAATTCCGATTAAAAAAACACAGTCTCGGCCAGACCTCAACTCTTTTTCAACAGAGTGTAGCTTGAAACAGAATTTTTTTGACCCTACAAAAAGCTCTCCTCCTGATTCTTTTATGGAAAAATTAGAGTTACGAATGCAACATTATTATAATAATGTATTACCACGTAATATTGATCCTATCATCAAAACTGCATAATTAGTATAATATTCTGTAGATAAATCTGTATTGTGTATTAGATTCTCTAGAGAATCTAGAAGATTTTTATTAATAAAAATACCTGTATTATATATCATATAATTAAAATATTCTTTTAGTAAACTCTTTTTTTCAATACCATAAGTATTAGATATTTTACTTACACTATCTTGGATTTCATTTAGTTCCATGGTACCTATTATATGAGTTAAATTATCCCATATTTCATAATTTATTATTTTGTAATCTGATAATATATTTTGATTTGATTGAATATAATTTATCATACTTCTTATATCTGACTGATATACTGATTGAATTGACTTTATAGATTCATCTGAAATATCTAAATTTTCTTTATTTACTATGTTCTTTAAAAAACTTTTTATAGAATCTTCAGGTAATTGATTGAATCTTAATCTTATAAATTCATTTTGTAAAGACTCGTCAATTCTACTTATATAATTACATATTAAACAATATCTTACATTTGTATTATAACTTTGCAATAGATACTTCAAAGCTTGTTGAGCATTTTTTGTCATATAATCTACTTCATCCAATACTACAAACTTCATTCCATCCATAAATAATCCCGAACTATTTACAAAACTTGCTATTTGATTTCTAATAATATCTATTCCTCTCTCATCTGAAGCATTTAAATGTATCATTAAACCTTTATAATTCTGATTATATTTTATTTGATAACTATTTATTAAATTAATTATTGTTGTTGTTTTGCCTGTTCCAGGAGGCCCATATAATAATAAATTTGGAAAATGATCATTTTCTATTATATTATCCAAAATAATTTTATTATTTTCATCCAATACCACATCTGACAGATGTTTTGGTCTGTATTTTTCAACCCAAGGAATTGATTCTGTATCCATTAAATATAATTAGGTTATTATATTTAAATAATTGAATCGTTTAATAATATATAATACTTTCTATAAAACAAATAATGACTGATCATAAACCAATTAGTGGTTATCTTGAATTATTTTTAGGACCTATGTTTTCAGGTAAAACATCTAGACTTATTGACATCTATAAACGTGAGGAATTTTGTTCACAAAACCCTATTGTTATAAATTATAGTGGAGATAACAGATATTCCGATCATGAAACGCATATGTCATCACATGATTCTATTAAAATTCCTTGTATTAGAACATCTAATTTATCACATATATTTGATGTTGGATTATATTTACTTATGAAATCAACAAGAAAAGATGATAGTAAATTTCTAGAAAATATTATTGTTTCTACCCCTGATGATGATGATACATTATCTAATAAAATTAATATTATTAGATCTTTAATTGATGAAAAACATCCAACATTCACTAGAACTATATTAATTAACGAAGGTCAATTCTTCCCTGATGTATTTGATTGGGTTAAACATATGGTTACATATTTGAATAAACGTGTTTATATCGCCGGATTAGATGGTGATTTTAAACAAGAACCTATAGGTGATTTATTAAAATTATTACCATATTCTAATAAGTGTACTAAACTTACATCACTTTGTTACGATTGTAGAGATGGAACAGAAGCTATTTTCAGTCATAGAATAACTAGTGAAACCGAACAAATTGTAATTGGTAGTGATAATTATGTTCCATTATGTAGATACTGTTATAGCAAACGCAATAATATTTCTAGAAATATTGATAAAATAATAAATGTTTCAACATATTAACAATTTCTTAAATAATATTTTAAATCAATTTAAATTATTATTGATATTATTTTCTATTAACGTAGAATGACGGTTAAATCTGAACCTAAAAAACGCGGTCGTAAGGCTAAAAAAACTACTGGTAATTCAACACCAACTGTACCTAAGAAAAGAGGTCGTAAACCTAAAGGAGGTAAGATTATTGAAAATACCAAAATTACTGTTGTTGAACCTCCACAAAAACCAAATGTTATCGTGCATTTAAAATGTAATAGCAAAGATATAAATCTTACATTAGATCATGAATTCATTCAAAATAATAACAATAATAATGGTGGAATTCAATCCTATAATTTTGATTCTAATAAAAACAATGACTTGCAATATCAATTAATTAAAAATAAGGAGACTAAATCTATTAAAGAAGATATATCTTTATCTGATGTATCTGATGATGAAAATAATTCATTCAATTACAAGATGTTAAATCAGAAACTTAAAGAATTACAATACAACCTTAAAAACAACAATATTTCAGATAAAAAATCTGCCTGTTTTTGGTGTACACATGATTTTGATAACTTACCTATATACATACCTAAGTATGAAATTAATGGTAACTATAATGTTTATGGTTGTTTTTGTAGCCCAGAATGTGCAACAGCACACTTGATGGAAGAAAATATTGATGATTCATCTAAATTTGAAAGATATCATTTACTCAATCATATTTATTCCAAAATTTACAACTATAAAAAGAATATTAAACCTGCACCTAACCCCTATTACACATTAGATAAATTTTATGGTAATCTTAGTATTACAGAATATCGTAAATTATTGTGTAACGATCGTATTTTATTCGTTGTTGATAAACCTATGACTAGAATATTACCCGAATTACATGACGATAATGATGAATTCATGATTAACAAAAAACCTTCCAAAACTTTTAAAGTAAGAAGGAGCAAGAAACCTAATAAGAAGTCTATCCTTAATGAGAATTTTGGATTAACCACATAATTTAATTTAATTATGAATTTAAATTAAATTATTTTTAACGCATCTTTTTTCCTGCCTCATCCATTGTTTGTCTTATTACTCTATACCTTTCTTGACTACCAGTAGTACATTGACTCTCTTTTTTCTCAATATCCACACCCATCCAATCATACAATACTTTTTTTAAATCAAATGTATGTTCTTCTAATTTTTCTTTTGCTTGTTCTTCTGTATAATCTGTCTGTCTCAATACTACAGGTACTAGGTTTTTTAATAATGTTTCTTTATTAATACGAAAAGTCTGTTGTAGGTTCTCTTGATCAACTTCTTTATTTTCTTCAATATTATCCATATTATATTTTATATCATAAATATTTTTTTAAATCATATTAAACGAAAGACATAGTTATATATATTATGTATTCTATAACAAAAAATACAGAAGCACAGGACTCTTTACAACCTCCGGATTTAAAACCTGCTTTACAATTATTTGAAGAATCAATATCTAATACTATAATTAAATGGTTTAATGATAATCAGAGATCAGATCAAAAGGAATCTCTTGTATACAATCATTTTTTAAATAATCCTATAGTACTTGGATTATCTCTACAAGTTTCTACTCTTGAAAAACAACTTGAACAAGCTAATAAACGCGTAGAAAGTCTAACAGAAGAAAATAATACTCTCAAATTACATGTTAATACTAATGATACAAAAAATGTTACTCTTGATATTACAGAAATAACAAAAGATACTACTGTTGATACTGAAGAAATTACTACTGACATACAAGATGATAATCAAAAACATCTTAATCAAGTCGTGCGAAAATTAGAAAATTATGCTAACACTGTTGGATATAATATTGTATCTGACAACAGTGAAGATGACTCTGAAGAAGATGAAGATGATTCTGATAATGAAAATAGTGTCACTACACCTTATCTAATGGGTGCTTTACTAGTACAGAATAATACCAACAATATTGATGATGGTACTGCTAGTGAAGACGAAGAAGCAGTAGATGAAGATGAGGAGATAGTAGCTCAAGAAGATGGTAGAACATTTTGGACACAAATAGAGAAAGATGATAAAAATAATGAAGAGGAAGATGAAGAGGAAGATGAAGAGGAAGATGAAGAGGAAGATGAAGAGGAAGATGAACAGGAAGAGGAAGATGAAGAGGAAGAGGAAGATGAAGAGGAAGATCAAGAAGAAGATCAAGAAGAAGATCAAGAAGAAGAT